ACAAAGTCAGTCAAAATTGATTTGACATTGTTTAATGGAGCCGCCAAATCTTTGCCAATTGAATCGGCCATTTTTGCAAGCTGTGGGATGACCTTGTCCACAAAAATTGTGACCAATGGTGTGATCGCATCAAGAATAAATGATCCGACTGTTTCTTTGCCTTCATCAAATGCAATTTTGAGGCGATCCATTTTGCCTTGAAATGTCTCAGCTTTGACCGATGCTTGATTTTCAAAAGTGTCGGCCAGCTTCTTTGTGATTTCATCCATTGAAAGTGTTTTGAGCGTGGCAGCACTTAAGCCAACACCTAATTTGCCCAAAGCGGCTGTGTTGCCTTCTTGAGCTTTTGCCAGCGCATTTGAAACAGCCTCAAGCGATTTACCGCTACCGGCTGCAATGTCAATGGCCAAGCCTTGCAATCTCTGTGCCTTTTCGACATCACCCGTGGCACGGGCTAAACGCTCAAGCGATGGCCTCAGATCATCATCAGTTACGCCAAAAGCCAATGATGTTTTGGTGATGTAATCCTCTGTGCTTTTAATTTGAGCATTGGTGGCACCTGTAACATTGCGTAAGGTCAATGCCAGTCTTTCCTGTGCGGCTGCATCTGCAATGGCGGCTTTGACCCCATCAACGGCCAATTTGCCGGCATAAACAGCGGCAGCGGCTCCAGCTGCGGCAAATGCTAATCCGGCTTTTTTGCCGAAATCACCGAGCTTTGACCCGAAAGATTGAACCTCTTTGCTGCCGGTGTCTAGGCTTTTTTTCAGCTGATCAATATCGCCAAGGATTGAGAGCTTGAGTGTTCTTGATTGACCGGCCATCACCACTCCTTCAAAATCTTAGAAAACGCTGATTCCCATTGAGCAATGATGTGAGGCTGTTCTTCTCTCAATGTTGGATAAATGAAATAGCCTCGGGAGCCTCGACCTTGCTTGCCTGACCACACCGGGAATTGCTTAAACTTATTTGATCCAAATTCGTATCCGCCCCAAAGCTGCTGAGTTGTACCTCCGCCACTAAATTTCTGAGATACAAAGCCAAATGAAATTTCACCGATCTTTGATGATTTGCTTACCCGTGATCCATCTGCGATTCGACCGGCTGCATTGTTAGGCCGACCAGCGGCGGTGCTTTTAATCTTTGATTGCAGATAAGTGGCCAATCCATTGGAAACGCCTTTGGCCTGTGCAACAGCTTGCTCATCCATAGCTTTGAAAGCTCTGATGATGCCGCGCAAATCACTCTTGTCATAAGTGATTGCATCAGTTGCCATTGCGCTTCTCCAATATCTCAAATGCGGTTAAAACATCCTCAGCGGTTTGAAACTCCGATCGTGGCAATCCGGTCGATATTGCTAACTCCCAAAGGAGCCGATTTATGCTTCCGGATTGGTAGCTTTTGGGGTATCAGTCTCTCCCATATTGATGTCGGTGACTGTTTCACACCACACATCAAATGCTTTGACCGGCTTGCCGCCAGCCTCGCGCTTCATTGCGTGATATGCCAAAAACATTAGATCGGCAATGCCCAGCTTGTCTTGTACTTGCTGAATCGTGTTGCCTGTCTTTTGTTCCCACTTCATCCACTCCGGTGGGAGCGCGGTATAGGTCGCGCTCTCCCCGGCCGTGTATTCAATTGTAATTGCTAGTTTCATTTTTGCTCCCGATTCTTTTTTTAGCTAAATGTTTCTGTTGGTGTTCCCACGACTGTCAATGTCCATGTGTCTGTCAATGCTCCTGGTGCTGCGCCACCTGCGGTTGGAAAAATTGGCAAAACATTGAAAGCAAAAACGGCACCTGATGCAGCTGTGAAAGAAACTCCGACAGTTGTGTTTGGTGCTGATTCAGCATTTGACCACATTGATTCAAATAATGATCCGACCGCTCCAGCTGGTGCGCCCCAATCCTGCAAAAGCTCGATTGTGAAAGTCCATTGTGTATCGATCGATTTGTAAGCGCGGCCATCGAGTGTTTGATATGTCTCGATAATCGTGTCACATGAAAGTGTGGCCGATGTTGTTTGTGCATCATAGTTTTTTGTGTCCAAGGTAAATGACACATCGCGGCCGGTAATGATTGTTGTTGGCATTTTTTTTCTCCTTTAATTGGTGTAGTAGGTGCTTACTTGTAAATCGGCCGTGAGGTACTTACCTGCACCGACTTCCAATGGTTGTGGTTGATTGACATTGCCGACTTCGTAGCCGGCTGGCATTGCGCCAATGATGCTGATCATCAATTGTTCAAGATTGTCCAAAGCTGCCGCATTGTTCATATATGCAACTACGCCTGTAACTGTGAGATTAACTTTTACTCTTGTTTGAGCTTTCGCAATCAAAACGCTTTCCAAATATGGCGCATCGGGCACCAAACAAATCGATGGGCTTGTCATTGTTTCTGGGATGCCGTTGTACACATTGGCAGCAATTCCTGAAAGTGCTGTTTTCAATGGTGTGCGAATTTGGGATTCGATGCTCATTGGCACATCGTTTCAACATCAATGAAAGGCCCAAGGAGACCAATCACTCTATTGCTCAAGCTGCGGCCGAGCACAAATGGTGACGGCTGGAAATTATCTGACATGATCTGGTTGCCCGGAGCTGTGATGCTTTGAAAAATCTCAACGGCTACAACCAAAATTGCATTTTCAATTGGTGGTGTAGATGCGTACAGCTGTGCTGCCGATGCACCACTCAATGTCGCTGTTGCCGCTGGGATAAACGGCAATGGATATGTTCGATCGGCTGCGGCGGTTGCAGCTGTGAAAGTGTAAGGCTCAATCCGATCATCCGTGACTGTATATGTTCCGTTGTAAATACCGGCCCCGGTAACTACAACAGATTGCCCCGGCACAAAATAATTTGGTCGGATTGTGGTGAAATAAATGACGGAATTATCCACATTGGCAAAAGTCACGGATGATTGGTATTGCGTAAGTAAAGGCAGAATCGTTTGCTCAGCGGAATCTATAAAAGAATCCAGCTGTGCATCGGAATACAAAGAAACCGAGACACCAAGAATAGACCTCAGCTGTGAGGCTGTGACAATTGCTGGCATCTCGGTTCCTTTCGTGTCAGTAGCGTTCGGGAGCGACCGCTACCGATAGTGATTTATGGGAGGTTGTTAAATTGTGCTCCATTTGGAACCTTGGCAGCTAGTGCGCCATAGCCATAGTACAAAATGTCGATGGTTCCATCGCTGTTGATGTTGCTGCGTAGCGTAAAGCGTGGGCTTTCGTACCATGTGTAGCTGTCTGGATTGACAACAACCATTGAAGAATCACCACTAGCTGTTGTTGTACCAGCGTTACCAAATGAGCGTGAAACATAAAGATTTAAGCCCGGTGAAACTACACCGCGCAATGAATCTCCGCGAACATTTCCAGCTGCGTTTGATGGTTGTGCTGCATTGTAAAGAGGTGCGCCATTGTCGTTGTAACCCATGATGTTTCCCCATTGTGTTGGTGAAACGATCAATGAGCGAGCAAAACCAAGTGAATTGCCATAAACAGTCGCGGCTGCTTGGGATGTGTATCCAAGGAATCCGGTTGCTGAATTAGCTGCTTGTGCTGTCACAGTAGTGACCGCAGCTTGCATTGCTGCAAGTGCATATTCATCAGTCTCTTTTGCATAAGCAAATTCAAGATTTTGGAGCAAAGCTGTTAGGTACTCTGGTCGGCTGCGATCAATGAGCTCTACTGTCGAGATTGCACGGCCTTTGAATGGCTGTACGGAAACTGACAAAAATGTTGCTGATAGTGATGATTCTGTGATTGCGTCATTTTCGTTGATTGGCAAAACTGTTGGTACAGCCGTTACGCGAGGCAATTCAAATGTCATGCCTTCTGCAACTAAAGTTTCGCGGCTGATGCCATCGATTAGGCCACGATCAGCGTTTGCAAGTGCGTTGATCACCTGTGTGCTTTGTGGTGTTGGGATCATGCCCGGTGCGGTTGATGTTGTGTTATCAGCTGCCTTGACATATTGGCGTGAATCCTCATCATGCAAAACGCTTGCGCGTAGGTAGTGTTCAAGGTATGAAACCTTGTCCACAATTGGTGATCGTGGTGATGTGTAGTAAGCCGGGCGCGATGCTTGTACTGGTGCGGCGACTTCTGGAGCTGCTACCGGTTCAACGGCAGGAGCGACTGGTTCGGTAGTGTTGTCCACTTTGTCTCCTTCATTTGGGTTTGTTGTCTCTGTAACTGTTTCAGTTTCAGAATCCTCTGATGC